GCGTTCTGCTTGGGAACCTTTTTTGTCGATGTTTTCTTGCGCTCTTTCGATGTCATCGACCTTAAATGCGAAATACTTTTGTTGGTCGATGAGTAAAGCGAGTTGCGAGTCTTGAAGCGTTTCATACGTCACTGAACCCGAATAGGTGTTAATGGTAGGGTCAGAAAGTCCATTGAAGTAAATGGTGTCGCCCGCTTTACGAATTTCGCCTTGATGATCGGTAAAACAAACTTTTTTAGCCACAAGATTATCTTCAAGCGTACGCAAAATTTTGGTGCTCCATATCGCAGGAACAAAGTTTTTAGTTGTTGCCATCTTTGAACACTCCTTTATCGTTTATACCAGCGTTTTTGTGAATCCATAATGTCTTTCCAATTGCGACTAATCTCGGATTGACTCATCCGTTCGACTTGTTCAGGAGTGTAATAAGACGATGAATTGCCATCGGAATTACCTGTCACACTTCCTGTTGAGAGTCGTCGATTTTCGAGATTTTTTTGTTCTTTTGACTCTTTTTGAGTTAATTCATCTAACTTTTTCTTTAATTCTTTGTTTTCATGGCGCATATACGCATCAATAAGTTTTGCGCCTTGTTCGACTTGTTTCCAGACTTCATCCGGAATATCTTTTCCTTCGATATTCGGATACGCTTCTAAAAAAGTCTGGTAATCCATCTGGACTTGTGAACGGTTTTGTTGCTCTTCTTTCATTTTTCGCGCTTCAACGAGTTCAGGAATGACTTCATCGGGATAAGACTGCTGCCGATATTGTTCATACAGCTCCTGTTCTTTTAACGCTTCGCGATACTCTTTTTCTGTGTTGATGGGCTTGCCATTCCAAGTAAAGCCTTGATCGCGAATGTAGGAATCTCTCGCTTCTTGGGCAATTTTTTCTTTTTCCTTAGTAATTCGTCGTTCTACTTCTTTCTTAATGGCTTCTCCGACAGGCGCGTCGACCGCCTTATTTTCGACCGCAGGACTTTCACTCGTTTCATTCGTTGTTTGTGACTCTTGACCCGCGTCGACCGGATCTTGTACGACCGTTTCACTTACAACTTCTGTTTCACTCATTCGACTCTCTCCTTGTTATGCGGCGACCACAACATTACGCCCGGTATTTTTTAAATCTTAATACTTAATCTTTGGACCTTTCACGGGTTTCATTGGCTTCTTTTTCATCTCATCACCCCCTGAGTGCCGCCTTGTGGCGCGGTAAACTGAGTGCCGCCTTGTGGCGCGGTAAACTGAGTGCCGCCTTGTGGCGCGTTGTTCGCCGCTGGCATCATGCTATTTAACATCATCGGTAATTCCTGTGGGGGCATCATCATCAGCTCCATGAGTTTGGCTTCTTGCTCTTCAGGTGGAAGAGAAGAGATGCTTTGTTGCACAGGTGGCGGCAATTGTTCTAGGAATCTGGCCATTTGTTCATAAATAAACTTTTGTTTGGTGTCTTGCGATTTAACGTTTTCGATCAGGTCTTGTTTCCCTTGGATTATTCCGCTTGGAAGTCGTTCTAAATACTGTAAAAAGCTAATTTTTTCCGATTGCAAGAGGTTATCTAGCGTTTGCAAAGATGTAATTTGACTCCAATAGGAGGAAGGTCCGACATCAATTTTGATCCGAAACTTCATTCCTCGTAATTTTTCAAAATCAAACTCTTTGATCGCTCGTTTTCCCATCACTTCAACGTCAATCGTGCGTTTTCCGTAGTAATTCGCCATAAAATCAAGCCAGATATAACCAATATCTTCCACAAATTGATATAAATTCATTTTTACATTCTCAAGCGGCACCGCAGAGGCTTGTTGTACGGCGATAATCGCGGATGTATTTTCCGGTTTCACGTCACCTAATGCGGCATCGCTTGCTCCGAGCATATCTTTGGTGTACTGAATGGCGGTTTCAATCACTTGAAACACTTGACCGCTAATTTGACCGGGTGCAAGGTATTGCGCATAGTTTCCGATGGGCGCGTTAAGGTCTCCATCAATACCAATCGCACCGCCAATTTGATTATTCCAGCCGGAAATAAAATTTTTGTTATAAATCGCTTTTGGGAACGCATGTTGCATCAAACTCATCATCGTCATGGCAAACATTTTGTTAATAAAGATCTGATTTGGGGTCAGCCCCGTACCAATCGCTTGACCGTGATACGAATTTTTTCTTACATCCCAATTCATCCAAGCGAGGGGGTAGCGAGTGAGTAAAGTGTCCCATTCTTCTTTAATCACGCAATATTTCGTGATTTTTTTCGCCATCACTTGGCCATCTTTTTTCCAGAGTTTTAAGATCGAAATTGTTTTTCCGACTAAAGTATCCTTTTCTTCTAATTCAATCTTGGAACGGTCACCCGATTGATAGAACGTTTCATTGTCCGCTGTAATGAGACGAATTTGATCGTCACTCATTCCGTTCGCTTTTGCTTCTTCTCTTAATTTCCCGACCATTTCCCGAGAAGTAATCAAAATATACGGTTGTTTTTCAACATCGCTACTACTTGGATTGCCGAAAAACACGTTCACATTGTCAGGTAGTTCTAAATCAATGTCGCCTTCGTCAATAATTCCTGAAATCGAAGCATTCCAGAACGAATAAGCGGCGGCATCGCCTGAAATCGCGGCATCTAACAACACTTGCCGCAACTTTTGGTTCATTTTCTTCTTTTCCCAGAGGGTTTCGCTGTATAAACTTAACAGTTCAGCGGCTTCTTTCATATATTCTTCTTCTTCGCTGTTCGGTGTGTCTCCGACTTGTTCGGCGACAAACTGCATTTTCACCTGTTGGCTTAAAATCGAAGCGATAAAGTAGTTAATGATTCGCTTAAAAATGTTGAATACCGGAGTAGGTAGACCATTGGCGATGACGCCTTCCCACTGATTCCCTGCATAAAAGCGTTCATTTTTATTCACGGTTTCATAGAGGTTGATGCGATGGTTATAATCAATCCCCGATTGAACCATGCGCCACTCTTCGAGTTCACCTGCATTCACGAGTTAGCCTCCTTTTGTGGCGACCCATCGTAAGAAAGAATGTTTTGAAAACCAACCAGAAACGGATCAACCTGTTTTTCTTCTTCATTCGTTGGCTTCTTCTCATTTACGGGTTCACTCACTTTCCTTACAGGAACTTCGGTTGTGTTCATTGATTTGGCTAGCTCAATGCCATCTTTCAATCCTTTTCGGTAAACCACAATTGGAACAAAAAAAAATAAACCTACTGCGATATATAAAAAAATGTTTTCCAGATGAATCGCTCCTAATCAAAGTAATGATAGTAACTTGTAATTGGAATGGATTTGTTTCTTCTTTGTGAAGATTCATAAGCCTCTACTTCACTTTTCATTCTTCTGTCTTTTTCTGCTTGCTTTTTAGCTTCTGCTTCTTTTGCCATTTTTTTCTTATAATCTTCCTGAGCTTGTTTTGCTTGTTGTGCTCGCATATCTCTTACTTTTCCCGGAGCGGTTTCAAACTGATACCTTTGTGCAAATGCTTTTTCTTCTTTCGTTAAAGGTTTTAACGGTTGTTGTGTTCGCTGTGATACCGGAGCTCTTGCTGATGGTGGTTTATAATCAGGTTTAAAAGGGATACTCGGGTCATAACTTTTGGCTAGGCTCTTTGGTTTACCTGCACCGACTGCCTTTTTTATCGCTTTCCCTGCTGATTGGACTGCTTTCGCTATTTTAGGAGCTTTCAGTGCTACCCCACCCGGAATGAGTAAACCTGCCGCCGTCTGCACACTCGGACTTTTGACCGCTTTTCCGACCGCCTTAGCTTGCGGGCTGTTTTTCATTTCATTGACTTTATTTTTCGTTGCTTTCTTGATGTTTTTGCCAACTTCACTTGGTTTACCGAAATAATTTTCCATCTGCTTCCGCACGTTACCAGCCTCCTCGAATATAAGAATCATCAATCGCCGAACCTACAAACGCATCGACTTTCGGTTTCTCTGCCTTAAACACAAACTTTTGTTCCTTCGTTACTAACAATTCACCTGACAAATAAATAAAACGATATAGCGCCTGACTCATGCAGTCGACCATATCGTCATGTTTCCCATTCGGAAAATTCGCACATTCTTCTACAAAATCATGGACCCAAGAACTTCTAGGAAGAAACACATTCCCTGCCTCGATATAAGCAGATACCGCATGTACCCGACTGACCTTCCCCCCTAGGGGCTGTATCGGGACAATCCCACCCATATGACGTGAGAGGGTCTGTATAATCGCACTTCCATTCGCTTTATCCTCAATCAACTTTAGATGCGCCTGCGGCCATTTTCTTGCCATATTCATAATCGAAGTGATCGTCGCTGGAAAATTGAGTCTCGCCCGTACCTGATCTAACAAGTACATGTTCGCGTTCACTTTTCCCCAGACTTGAATCGCCACATAATCACTTTCAGCGCCATCCTTAAACGCCGCATCCACACTCATTAACATTTTCGCCATCGGTGGAGCCACATCATAGTACCGCCACCAATCACGCTTCAACAAGTTACCTTCTTCACTCGCTGGTCGTTGCTGATACAAAGAAGCGAACACACGTGAGCCTACATCTTTACGTATTGAAACGAGTTTATCTAAATCAAACCCGTACTCCGGCCATAATGGAGCCCCTACCCCCCTCCCTAGGATGTCCCCCTCCTCCGCTATCGCAGGAAGGTTAATCACTTTCCAGCGCTCACCCACATGAACACCTTCTGCGATCTCATCTGCTTCCTTCTTCAATAACCTTCCAACCAAGTCATCCTCA